GTTGAAGTATTTGAATCAGGAGAACCTGCAATAGCAAGTCCATCAGCGTATGCTTTTGTAGCAGCATCTGTTCCAACAGTAGGAGTTGGTACTGTAACTGTACCTGTAAATGTAGGATTAGTATAAATATCAGCCCAGTGTTGAGCAGTGATATTCATACGTATTGGTTCACCAACAGCGTGAGTTTGGTTTACTGTACCACCTACGCCTCTAGCACTAATAGTGATAAAATCACCTGTACCATCTGTACCTGTTGCTGTATATTCAACTATTTCTCTAAGAGATGAGTTATTAGGACTAAGGACAAGCCAACCAGAACTAGGTGTTGGTTTAACTGTAACATATCTATTACCAGTTCCTAATGCCCATGCGACAGATACTGTTTGTTTGTAGAAATTTTGTAGTGTTTTCATTATTTATTTATTATAGCACGATTATTATTAAATGTCAAGTTAATTGACTGATACGATTGCTGATGGATTAAACATCTTACGAGGTTCTTTAGTACCATTAAGTGCATACTGTGCAACAGTAAATGTTTGGTCTACTTCTGCATTAGATAACCCTATAGTAAGTGTTTGGGATTTAGACAAAAATGAAACTCTTTTCTTTAAGAAAGGACTTGATTCAACTGTCTGACCATAAGCATCTCCTACAAGTTGTTCACCAACACCTATTTCAGCAAGTGCATTTAAATCATTTTCTAATACAGAACCAACAAAGAATTGTTTTGATTTAGAAGTTCTAAGGTCATTGGCATCTTCATCTAGTGTAACAGTAACAATAGCTGTTAAGTTTTTGAACATTAAATCAAGGTATCTGTAGATTATAAATTTATTAAAATCTTTATCTTCATTTTTTATAAAGTATACTTCTGATGAAATAGCTAAACCATTATCATTAAGTAATGCATTATCCCACTTAAGAACACCAAAAGGTGTTTCTGAACGTGTAGAGTAAATTACTCCATCAACTTGTGCATAACTATTAACTTTAGATTTAATACGTCCTTTGTATTTAGTCCAGGAATTACTATACAATAAATGACAAACAAATGTTGTGTTATTTACAGTAGAGCCTAAAGGTATTGATAAATAAAATCGGCGATTATAATAAAATACACAAACTTGAGGATAATTAGTTTGGTCTATTGTATAAAGTGTTTCTTTTATGTCATCTGATATTACAGATTTATTAACACCAAGTACACCAATTTGTTGGTCTTTGTAACCTATAGAACGTACTTCTCTTCCTGTGAAGAACCATACATCATTTTCCACCCAAGATATTGCCTTACGTGAACACGCACCATAGTTTCCTGATTGTAATTCTATTTTAGGTACAAACAACGATACAACTTGGTTGTATTCAAATGTTAGTTTCCAAATAGATTCTGTTTTAAATATAAGTAAAAATCCAAAGTAATTAACAAGTCCTGTTACAGAATCCGTACCTAATGGTTTCAACACATCTGAACCTGTCCATGTTGTAAAAACACCAACATTGGAATAGTACACTGAAAGTGGTTCTGCTGTTACACCTGATACAAATAGTCTATCTTCAAATATTTCCATTATGTTACCTACGGGGGCTGCTGCTATATCTGTAAATACAGTACCTGTAAATTTAAACATTGGCTCTACTGCATTACATCCATACAATTCATCATTGTAAACAACAAACCCAAATTCTGCATCTGTTGTAAATGATTTACTTATTGTGTGTACACCAGATTGTGCTCCAGTAGTATCAATAGCTGCACCACCTTTTGTAGCAGATATTTGAAAATTATTAGCAGTAAGACCTGCTGAAATAACAAAGTATGCAGTACCAGCTACTATACCTGTAGGAAGTGCACCTGTAGTAGAAAACACAACACGTGAGTTAAGGACTAAGCCATGAGCTGTATATGTGATTACTCCAGGTGTTGCTATTGTAATAGTTGCTGCACCTATAGTACCTAAATTATCCCAAACAAGAGTAGTTGTATTATAAACCTTAAGTCTTGTACCAGTAGCACCTATGAAATAAGAAGTACCATTTTTCTTTTTGTAATTATATAAAGAATGAAACAATGCTACCTCTGTAGCCCCAAAAAGAGACACACCTGTGTCTTTAGTTAAATAACCATTCTCAATGAAGTTCATGTTCACTGGAACACTTCTACCACGAGAATCGTCAATATCAATCTGTTTTTGCAGATTGTCATATACTGTTACAAAACTCTCTTTTTTAAATGGCATAATTAAAAGTAATTAGGTGAGTTACTAAAACCACTATCTGATATTAATGACTGCTCTGTAAACATTTGTCCAGCTCTTTGATTATCTTCTTCGTAGTTTGATTGTACTGCTGATTTCTTAGCTAGTTCTAATTCATATTTTTCTGAGTAATATTTACTTAGAGCTTCATCTTGCAAATCTTCGTGTGCACGATAAATTACCCCATACACCATAAGTTCGTGGAAGTAAGGATTAAGTGTTGGATTAACAAGATTAGTTAATGCTGGGTATGTAGGGTAGTATTTAATTATAATACTTGCAGTAGCAGTTGGAATAACTTTTATGTTACCACCTTCTATAGTTACTGCTTGGTTCTGAGTTTCTTTTTTAAAATCAGCAATAGACAATTCCCCAAAGAATTTATTATCGGTAGTGTAAGCCTCTCCATACATTGTTCCAAAGTTTTGAGGTAAAGGACCAACACCAGAAGTTAAAGCAATAGTAGCTGTAAGTATTTGGTCATTAGTAAAAGTACGTTTAATTATATCATCTTGTGATAAGTTTGCGTACAGTAAGATATTCTCATCTGTGATGATTTCACTTGTTGTTTCTAATAATTTTGCTCTTGCAAGCCTAAGTATTTCTTGGGTTGTCATAATAATATTGGGTTATTTATTAGGTTTATAATTTACCTATCTTTCCCCCTATAAAGGAGGAAAGTAGATACACTATAGCGATTAAGCAAGTGTAGCTCTAAGAACTGCACCAAGTTGGCGATTCCCAGAGAATATTTTACGTCCGTATACAAGCAAACCTTTTGCTGTAGATACGAATGAATTTGGGTCTGCTTCTGATGGAACAACAGATGTCTTCATGATTTGCAAAGCAAATGCACAATAATCTTTTGTACCAGCAATAAAGAAGAAACCAGTAGAGTTGTTACCTGAAACTAATTCAGATGTAAAGATTTTGAAACCAGCAATAGAACCGATAAGTCCTTTTTGGATTACACTATCGTAAGCTGATTGAACAGCTGGGATAAATTCAGGAGATTGTAATAGTACACCTTCAAATTGAGAGTTTACAACTAGAAAACGTCCTTCTTTTGGAGCAAGATTCTGACCTAGAGCTGTACGTAATGCAACGATTTGTGCATATACATTGCTCTTTGTAATAGCTAATGCAACTGCACCAGCTATAGAATAAGTAGCACCTGCTGAAACCAAACCACCTGTGTAGACAGGATTGTCAAGGTCTTGTATTGTGATAGATGTTCCTGATGCGAAAGAAGTAACAATGAAAGACTTAGCGATAGTAACACCATTAACAACAACTGTAACTGTTGGAGTAGTAAATATACCACCAACCATACCTGCTGTAAAAACTGTAGTTGTACCTGTAACTACACCTGTAGTAGCTGCGATAGCAACTGTACCTGTAGCATAAGCTGTACCAATCATAGATGATGCACGAACACCTTTACTCATGTATGATAATAGGTCTGTATCGATAAGTTCTGACATTTGCATTTTTGTTTTCATAGCGTAGTCTGTTATTGCAGAAATATCGTTTTGAATTTCATCGATGTCATCAACTCCGAATGAGAAGTATTTAGCTTGGTCGATAACAAGGTCTTCAGATGTAGGATTTAAATCTTGTTTAACAAGAGTCATTCCTTTAGTGTAATCAGAAAGAGAAATTCTTCCTGCTGTGCGAACACGAACTCGGTCTCCAGAGTCTTTGATTGCACCTTCGTATTTTGTGTTTGTGATACTTGTATATAGAGTATCGTTGTATAGCAATTCAACTAATTTAAGTGAAAACTTAATAGGTGTAAATGCTGCAAGGTTATTAGCCATAATAATTTATAAAATTAAATAATAATTTGTTAATTCTATAGATTATCTATGAAGTTCATTTAGAACTAGATTTTGCCAGAGTCTAAATCGTTATTGTATTCTTTAGACATTAACGCAAACTTAGCAGGATTTTCCTGTGACATTCGTGTCCAGTCTTCAAGTGAACGAGATACTTGTGGAGTATTTTCCCCAGCATTAGTACGTTCCATTTCTGTACGATTTGTTTTCTCAGCTTCTTCCTTAGCTCCAATAGCCTTTGCATTATCAAATAAGTAGATTTTTGCAACATCATTAAGAATGGATTCAATATTCACTGGAACATTGTTTACATTATAATATTTGTTTTTAAAATCATCTTTCTTTTCTAAAAGCTCAGGGTATTTATTAGAAATATTAGCGAAGGCATCATTCCACACTTTCTCATTGTAACTAGATTTAGCAAAGGCAATAGCAGGGTCTTTGTATAATTCCTCTTTGGCTCTGTTAGTAACTTGGTTAGTATATGCGATTAAGTTGTTTCGTGAATCTTCATCTAAGTCTTCAAAACCAGGATATAGATTATCTATAGGTTGCTCAGGTGTGAATTGAGCCATTTTGTCTTTTTCTTCAAGCATTTGTCTAAACTGCTTATTTTCTTCAAAGAGTCTTAAGGCTTCCCTAGAAGACGCAGCTAGTTTTGTCTTGAGGTCTATTGCAGGTGCGACTTCCTCCAAATGGTTTACAGTATCCTTCTGTTCCGTTCCGTTCTCTTGGTTCTGAGAGTTAGCTTCAGTTGCGTTAGCCCCTTGTGCGTTCTCGATTTCCTTATCAAAGGAGTTTGGGTTGTTTTCTTCCATAATGTTATTTTGCCGTTTTTCCCTTAGGAAAGGTTTGGCATATTAATTATTAATTGCCTAATAGTTGATTAATTGATTGCTCAACATAGGACTTCTCTATTAATGGGGCATCTAAGAAGTTTTTAATCTTCTTTAGAATCCTAATTTCAGCTTTCCTTATAGCGTTAGCTTCTAATGAAAGGTCTTCTTCGGTTATTCTGGAAACTGCAATGTCTAGTTCTGAATTAAGGAAATCTTTAAAGTCATCATCTGTAATTTTCCTTGTGTTAAGGGCTGCTTCCCATTGCTTATAAGTTTCTTTTTCTTCTTCATCCAGGTCTGTGTAGGAACTTAATCCTAGTT